GCGGTCCTGATCCGCGCCGAAGCCTAATTGAGTATTCCCGTAGGCGCGTCCGTTACCCATCGCCAACGTGGCCTGGACCATGGGGCTCGTCTGGATACCCTGCGCCGCGCCGGACGCATAAAGCGCTTCGTTGATGCCGCCCATTTCCTTTAGGACAGCGGGGTCCGCGCCGCGTATCAAGTCAATCCCGGCGCCGCGATAGTCGCCCCGTTCGTATTTGTCCGCCGCCGCGCCGCGCGAGGTCCGCGAGTCGTTAATCACGTCGCCCTGCAACTGGTGCAGCCGCGCGTTGCTCGCGTAGCCCTGAATTTGCAGGTCGCGCAGTGGGTTGGGCGCCAGTGCCTTGAACACGTCGGCCAGTGCGCCGACCTCGTTGGAGTAGGTCGGCACGCCGTTGGCATACAGTGGATTTGCGTAGTTGGGCATGATCTATCTCCGCGCCAATAACGAGCCAATACCGCCTGCGGCGGCGGTGCCGAAGCGGGATTGTGTCGCTGGTAGGAACATGCCTTTGCCGCTGGCCAGCAGTCCGCTCCACAAGCCCGGCGCCGCCGCGTCCGCCGCTGCTGTGCCCGCCGCCCCGGCCATCGGTGTGAAGGCGGACAGGTCGCCCGCGTAGCCGCCAATCGTGGCGCCCGCCTGCGCTGAGCCACCCATGGCCGTACCGTAGGAACCGGCGCCGCCTGCACCAGCCCCCGCCCCAGCCCCCGCCGCCCCCGCCATTACCAGCGCCGAGCCGAGCATTTCCTGATTCTTTCGGTCCCCTGCATGCTTGGCCATGGCGTTCTGCACTTCGCCCGGCAGCAGCGCCGAACTCATGCGGGAGAAGCCGCCGAGCATGTTGATCTTGTTGCCTGCGTTCTGGTTGAGGACTTGATTTCCCAGGCCAACGTCGCCGTAAGACGCCAGACGCGCGCGGGCATCGCCAATGCTGCGCACGTCGGCATCGCCTTGAGCGCGCTGCTTGTCCGTTTCCTCTTGGATGATTTTCGGCTGTCCGTAGGACGCTCCGGCGGACGGCGCCTGATAGCCCGCCGTACCGGCATCGCCGGGCAGTGTGGTGTCCGCGCTGTAGGCTGCTTGGCGCTTGGCGGCGGCATCTTCCAGCGCGGCGTCCTGAGTCGCGCGGCTGGCGTTCTGCATCGCGGGGTCGAGCGCTTGCTCGCGCTCCTTGCTGAGCCCTTGCTGCCGGAACAGCTCAGCGTCCCGCGTGTCCTCGGCGGCGTTCTCCATGTTCTTCTGCCGTTGGTGCTGCGCGTTCGCCTGCATGGCCGAACCCGCCACCACCGCCGCAATTGCAAAGGGATTACACATGGCTTAGCCCACCTTTCCAGAACTGCGGTTGATGGGGTTGCTGTAGGGGTCGCCGTAAGCTCGCTTGATCGCGTCCGCCGTCTGCTGATTAGCCAGATAGGTGCCGAGACTGCCCGCTACGTTGGTCATCACCGGGGCCAGCGGCGAGAAATTCGGCATCTGCGACATCGTGGCCGCTTGGCTCTGTGCGATGTTGGCCACGGCGTCCGGGTCCGCCGACGCTTGCAGGAGCTGGACGAGGTTCTGCTTGTTGGTGGCCACGTCGGTGCGGGCCTTGTTCGCGTAGTCCTGCCCGGTGTCGTAGACCGCCTGCTGTTGCAGGGCGTAGTCCTTGTCGAGCGCGCCGGATTTCTGCGAGGCGAGCGACGATCCCAGGTTGCCGCCGCGCGCCAGTGCGTAGGTCAGGGCTTTTTGCTGGTCTTTGTACTGGTCTTGCAGCTGGGGCAGCGCGAAGTCGTTATAAGCCGTCGCGCGCTTGTTGTAATAGGCATCGTCGTAACCGCCCTGATGCTCCGTGGTCTGGCCGGTGTAGAGCTGGTCCGGCAAGTCTTCCCACACCCCGTTGACGTTGGCCTGTACATGCGGCTTGGCGACTTGCGGACTGGTCCCCGGTGAGGGCGTGCCGGTCCAGCGGACGTTGCCATACTGCTTGTTGCTCGCGTTGCCGTTCTGGATGTTGTATGCCTTGCCGCCAGCATCGTAGAACGTGCCGTCGCCAATCCCTGACACGTTAGGGTTGAGCGCCGTGCCCACGCCGCCGGGCGCGCTGTACAGCTGGTCAGGCAAGTTCTGCCAGTTGCGACCGCCCGTGTCGTACTGCACACGCGCCGCATTGGCGGGCGTGCCCGGCGCCGACGTACCAGCCCAGCGCAGATTGCCGCCGTTGCCGTTGGCCAAGTTGTAGACGCGTCCGTCCGGTCCGTAATAAGTGCCATTGCCCACGCCGGTTTTGTTCGGATTCATCTGCCCGGTGTAGCCAGTGACGACATCCTTACCGTTGAACATTTCTTCAATCTGCGTCATGCCTTGGCGGATGCGTGCTTGGCGCGCGTCCTCCTGCTGTCGCTGATAGTCCACGGCATCGCTGCCGCCTCCACCGCCGCCGCCGCCCATATCAGACCTCCAACTCGTAAACTTGACGTGAGGGCTTGTAGCCCAGCTGCTGCGCTCGCCGCGCCCAGCCCGCGCGCTTGCTGACGAACTGAATGGTTTTCGCGCCGCACTGTTTTGCGTACAGCTTGCAGGCTTTGAAACCTGCGGCCAGCGCGTCCGGCGAGGCGCCCGGCACCACGTAGGCCACCAGCACGAACAGGCTTTTGGTGCCGTCGCCGGGCTCAACCTGACAACGGCAAATGACCAGACCGAGCATTTCGCCCTTGTCCCGCACCACGAACAGCACCCACTGGCCAGCGGTCACAGCGGCGTAAATCTCCGGGGCGAAATAGGATTCGCCCTCCCGCTTGCCCACGCGCAAACAGGCTTCCGCGAGCAAGGGATAGGCGCGCTGGATGTCGCCCAAATCAGAGACGGGTGTGCAGTTCATGGCAGTTCTCCGGGTAGAACACATAGGTCGCGAAGTCCTCGCCATGCCGCCCCATGCGCTGATTGACTGACTCACGCAACCCGCCAAGGTGTTCCAGCCACTCACAGGCCAGCGCGTTTTTAATCGCCACGCGGCACTCCGCGCGGCGAAAGCCCCGGTCGATCATTCCGGGGATCATTTCCTTGAGCACCAGCTTGGTCGCGGCCTTGATAATCTCGTTGGTGCGTGTGGTGCCCATGGCCCACGGTGCCCAAAAGCCCGGCCAGACCTCATACGAACCCACCAGAAACGTCGGCTCGCCGTCGTCTGTGCCAAGGCACCAGAGGAAACCGTCGCCAGTCGTGCCGTGCAGCTGGTACGCCAGCTGGCCCTCGTCGTCGTCCCATCGGGTGGCGAATACTTCCAGCTTGTCTTGCAGGCGCAGCCGCTCGCAGACGTGCAAGATGTTTTCGTAGGTGCCAGGTAGGGTTTTCACATCACACCTCCTGCCCGGTGAAATGAATCATCAGGTTGGCCAGCCGGGCGTAGCCTCGCGTCTTGTTTTTCAAGGTCAGCGAAAAGTGCGTGGACTGGCCTACAGCGGCGTTGTTGCCCCAGCTGCCATAGGTCGAGCCGTCCACCTTGGCGATGATTTCCTTCACGTCTGGCTGTTGCGGATCGAGTGCCAGAAACACCGTCCAGATGCCTTCCACGCCCAAATCCACACCATGAATATTCTTGGTTTGTCCGGGCTGTCCGGCGTCCAGAAATGGCAGCTGCACCTCGTATTCAAACTCATCGTTCTTCGCGTATTCCTGCCCGGTCGGTCCGCCGTACAAGCACAGCTGATCGCCCACGCGCGCGATGAGGTTGGAGTAGCTGACGGCCCAATCGGTGACGATGGCGTTCGGGGCTATCTCATCGAGCGAGTAGGTTGTCCACGCCGAAACTTTCGCGCCGGGGAAGTGCGAAAAGACGTAGATCGTGGGACCGATGGCCAGCAGGTAGCGGCCTTCAAACGGCTCAGCAATGGCGCACGCTTGCGTCACCAGCGCCTCGTCCAGATAGTTCATCCATGCCAGCAGCTCGCCGTCGATGGGGCTGCCTACGTCGTCCGCGCTGGCCATGTTCGACGCGTCCCGCGCGCGCAGTGAACGGACGCCGGACTCGGACAGAAAGAAAACATCGAGGTCGCCAAACGCGGCCAAGGTGCGAGGCGATTTGGTGCCCAAGCCGGACAGCACTTGGTCCTGCTTGTTCTGCGCTTCGTCCGCGTCCACGCTCCATATCTGGACGTTGCGACGGCTGAAAACGGCCATGCGGTTTTGATAGACCGCCAACCCGGTCAGGTCCGCGCTGCCGCCGTCCTGCGTGCTCATGTTGATAAAGCCCGCGCCGGTTGTGTCCGTGCCCCACTGGGTCGGGTCTGGCGTGCCGGGCGTGCCCACGAACCCGGAAAAATGCATTAGCGAGCTGTTGGTGGCATACATCTTTTGCCCCAAAGTGCGGACGAACTGGCCAGTGCCTGCGGCGTTTCCGCGTGCCGTTATCTGCGTGCTGTTGATCGTGATGTAGAAAACGTCGAGCCCTTCAAAGGTGCCGCCAATCGTGAAGGTCACGACTTGCGCGGTCCCGGCGACTGGAGTCACACCACCCGCCGAGGGCGATACAACACTCACCGTCACGTCACCCGCCACACCCACCGTCAGTGTTTGGCCGTTGGATGAAGTACCCACGTCACGCGCGGTGAAGGTCACGACGGTGCCGGACGCGCTGGCGATCCACGGGGCGCCGGGCATGTTCAGATTGATGTGACTGGCAATCGCGCTGGCTGTGGCTTGGTTGCTGCTCACCCAGTCCACCGGCACGTTGAGCATGGCCAGACCGCCCAAGACAACCGACGTGATCTGGTTCACGCCTTGGCCGTCCGTGCCGCCCGTGACCGTGAAGCTGCACGTTGCGGCGACCGCCGCCACGCCCGGCACGCTGGCCTGCGCGAGCGCTGCGCTCAGGGTCTGATCGTCCACTGCGCCGCCGTTGACCGCGCTGCTCACAAAGTTGAACGGCACGCCGGGCGCAGCTGCTGTGACCACAATCGTGTTGCCCGTGGCCACGGCCATGACTTCGTTGATCGAATCGACACGCTTGGCGAGCAGGGTCGCCAGTGCCTGGGCGCTGGATACCGAGTTAGCGATTTCGTCCCAGTCCGTGACGCGAATCCCATCATAGAAATGGAAGATGGAGCCGTCGCTGTACTCCGCGACGGCGTAGATTTTCCCGTTGAAATTGTCCGTGCTCAGCACGCGGACCATGGCTGGACCGCCCGGCGCCGCTAGTTGCTGATAGTTCACCCCAGCGGGCACCGCTACGCCTGCGGCATGGCCGAAGACGAAGATTTGCCCGCGCACCGTCGTACAGCCCTTGGTCTGCCCGACTGGCAGCTTGTAGACCGGCACGAACTTTTTGCGCACTTCGATTTCGGCGCCGCGCGTGAGGTGGACATTCCGCGCCAAACGCAGCGAGCCCGGCGCCGCCGTGAAACGGCTTTTTCGGGTATCCAGACCAGCGATAAAATCGGTGATGAGCAGGTAGGACATGGCTTATGTCCCCGGTGCCTTGATCGTGATCGGCACCCACACACGTTCACGCGGCGCAATCGGGTACACCTGCTTGCGCTGTGTGTTGCCTTTGACGCGGCGATAGTGCGCGTCCGCCATGGACAGCACGGTGGCGGCGGACGGGTCTTTTGCTTTCTGCATCCACTCGCCCGCCGCGTACAGCACAATCAGGCGGTCATCGAGCACGGCGCGGTCACTGTCGATGCGCAGCGGTGGCAGCCGCTGAATGCCAGTGAAGCGCAGCAGGCCGCTGTTGGTGTCCGGCATGGGCCAGACCTCATACTGCGTGTCCTCGAAATACTCCCACGCGCGCACCGGGTCGCGGCGCTCGCCTTTCTCGGCGTCACTGTCGTTGCGCATCTGGTAGTTGATGCCATAGGCCACGGGGCACCAGTCGCTGTCCGCCGTTTCGCGGACCACCACTGATTCCAGACGGTCCGGGTCCAGCTCCGGCGGAAAACTGTAGTAGCGTTCGCCGCCTTTCAGCAGCTCGTCCCGCTGCATGCGCAGAAAAGGCCAGGACCAATCTGCATACAGGACTTCTTGGGTCCGGCGCAGCTTGGTCTTGATCGCCTCAACGGTGTTCATCGACATCGCGGAAGTGCTGGCCATCCCCGCCTCATCACGAAAATCTGTGACCAGTTCGCCCAGCGTTTTTCCGCGCATAGTCGTTTACTCCGTCAAGCGGTGGGCTTCCTTGCGCGGGCGTCCGCCAAGGTTGCGGGACTGCGGCGCGTCGGCGGGCTCTTGCGGCTCAGGGTCATCCGGCACAGGCGGATAGCCTGCGGGGGCTTCCCATTCGTCCGCGTCCGCGTCAGAAGGATCTAGCTCGATGTCACCCATCGTCCGGGGTACGTTCGGGCTGCGACCGGGATACACGGCGTCAATCAACGAGCCGCCTTCCTTGGTGACGTTGGAGTTGGCATAGGCAAAGCGCAGACGCTCCAGCTCTTGCAGGGGCTTTTCCTTGCCCACAAAAGTTGGCTTGATGCCTTCGACCGAATCCGGTCCGTGGACCGCGCGCAGCAGCGCAATTTCCGCCACCGTGACATCCGGCTTATGGACTGAGCTGTTACGGTCGCCATCCAGAAAAACGATGCAGGAGCAATGTTGCATGTTAGAACCCTCGGCTATAAGTAGGCGCGCGGATACTCAAATGTGTCATTTCTGACAAGTGACAGGCTGCGGGCCATCATTCCCACTGCCTGTCACTTTTCACAGCTTGAGTATCCACGCATATACTCAAGCCACAGTGAACACAGCGCTTGTATTCAGCTGTTTAGCGGCAAGACCACCGGCCCAAGTCCAAGAACGGTAAATCACCATCTTGTCAAAAGGACGACTTGGGTAGTGTTTTTTCATGTCCTCACCCTCTATTGGCATGAGCTTAAATTTGCTCATATCAATCATGTAGCAATACTTCGACTTGCCCGCCGCATCCAGCGTTGGGTCATATTCAAAGGTGCCAATGCCGAGCAGGGAGAGCTTGCCAACACCAATGTCGCCACCGCTGCCGAAGCCGGTTTGCGTGTAGGTGCCTTTCGCTGCGTATTCCAGTTCAAGCGCGTCCAGAAAGGCCGAGCCGCACAGGATTTTCAGTTTCGGGGTGCCGTACTTGGTGAGGGCGCGCACGGACTTACGCAGCGCGACGGTCAGTGCTTGGGTAGCTGGATCGGAAATGATCCCGAGCAGCGCCAGATTGCGCCACAGTGGTTGGGTGGCACGGTCGATACCGCCGACGATGCCAATGGTTGGGTCGTCCGCCAGAAAATATGGAATGCCCGGAAAGACCTTCGCGGACTGCGTACCATCCTTCCAGAGAATGTCGTTGAAGCCAGCGGCCCAGCCTTCGGCGGCGTCTTCCAGTTTGGTCTGGAGAATGTTCGCCAGCATGGTCACTTCACGCGAACTGTGTTCGCTGGTCTGCGCGCCGTTGGTGTCCACAATCGAAATGCCGTCGTGCAGCAGCTCGTCCGTGGTCATCGTCAGGCCCAGGTGCAGCATCTTCCAGTTATAGCTGGCGACCTTGATCGGCGTAGGATTCACGAACGTGAGGGTATCGTCGGAGTTAAAGCCTTGAATTGCGCTGAACGTCTGGAAAATCGGACGTACAGTAATCGCACCCTTACCACCGGGGAATGTCTTTTTATTGCCCATGAACGCATCGAGCAATGGCTTGGCGGTGATGTGCTGAGCGAAGGTTTTGCCCTTCTCCCACGCGTAATCAATCGCGGCGTTGGCGATGTTGTCGATGACTGCCTGTGTGAGCGCCATGATGTAGACCTCGCAGAGTTACGGCGGTGTAAACCCTGCGGCTATCAAGCAAGCTTCCTCAAAACTACGTGGCTCAGGTTTGACGTTCTGACTGTTCCCGGTCCGCTGTCCGGCTATGTTGG